TTCATTGATACCTCACTATAGCATCTCACTTTGATTAAAACGTACATTCCTATTTTCCTCGTTTTTCAATGAAATTGCAAGAAGAGACTCATGGAAACCATATAGAAATAACCGGCTCCCCCCTGGTGCGGAAGGAAAACCGGCTGACGTTAGAGCTCTAGCTCACCCATACGCAGAAGCTCGACTACGGCCTGTGAACGACCTTTGACTCCTAGCTTTTGCATGGCATTTGTTATGCATACCTTTTACAAATGAGTATAACTTACAGGATCATTTAAATCTATAATGAAAATTCATTTTCCCGTTTGGGTGGATAACAATATGATCAATAAGCTTATCAAACACATGCTTTAAATCTTTCTCTTTGTCTTCAAGCTCTCGAAGAACCGCTTGCATTTCCATCATTGAACTTTTCTCATCATGGACCTGCTGTAAGGAAAATAAACTCTGTTCAAGTTTAATTATATTAGATTGAATTTCATTGCGCTTTGTTTGGAACTCGGCTTTTGAAATAATCTGATCTTCTAAATAAAGTTCCAGCAATCTTTTATTCTGTGTTTCTAAAGATTTCAACTCTACTTTAACGGACTTCATTTGTTTTTCTTTTTGTTCAATTGCATTTTTTCTGTAATCATGTGATATATCCTTGGAGAATTCGATTAGATTTTCAATGACTAAGTCCCTGACCTCTTCATAAGTAATTGGAACATGGTTAACACAACCTTCTTGACCAGCTCTTCTGTAATTACTGCATTTAACGTATTTCCAATACGTTTTTTCACCATTTTGTTTGGCTCTGCTTGTTTGGATAATCACCATATTAGAACCACATTTACCACAAATAAGTAATTGTCTCAACTCATTCCACGGTGTGAATTTAGTTTTTTTATTGACAGTCAGTTTATTATTTGCTTTTTCCCAATCCTCTCTTGAGACAATCGGCGGGCAAAAGTCTTCGTAAACGGTCCATTTTTCGGGTGGATTCCGAATGAATTTTTTTCGACCATCAACTTTTATTGTAGTATGCCTATTAGCTATATGCACACCGCAATATATAGGGTTTCTTAAAATAGTTTGAACTGTTGTGAGCTGCCAATTACTACGTTTTTTTGGAGGTGGTATTTCACCTAGCTTACATTTTTCTTGCAAAGCGTATGTAACCCTTTTATGGCCCAAGCCCTCGTTATTATAAAGGTGAAAAATTAATCTAATAACTTGAGCTTCATTTTCGTTAATTACAAGGTGTTTACCCTCTTTCATATAACCGTAGGGCACTCGACCAGAATGTTCACCCCGCCTTGCTTTTGCTGCAAGTACACCACTTATATTGACTGACATAGACTTAGGTAACTGCTCCGCAAACAGAGCAGACATTTCAAATTTCATTGACGCTTTACTCTCGTAAAGGGAGTCGTAGTCTTCTTCAAGTGTAACGACACGAACCCCATTAGACACTAGAATCTCTCTGATGTATAACGCATCTTTTAAGTCACGGGCAAGACGTGTGATGGACTTAAAAATCACCATTTTTATTTCTTTCTTTTCCGCCAATGAAAAAATGTATTTCATGGCTGCCCTATCTTCAAGGACGGTTCCGCTGATACCATCATCTAACAAAACAGAACGGTCATCCCATTCATAATTATGTTGTTCGATCCAGTACCTACAAACGTCGATCTGGTTTTCTTTGGAACTAATTTGTTCGTCTCGATCTGTAGAAACCCTTGTGTAAACCTTATAAGGATAATCGTCATATTTGATGATTTCATTTGGCGTTCCTTTTTGAAAATACATTCAATCTCCCCCAAAACAAACTTAAGAAAATTATAACACTTCTACATCAAAACCCTTAAAATTTTCAAAGGAATCACACTTCAAAATATGATAAAATGATCCAGGGAAATAATTACTTAGGAGAGTATAAATTGAAAAAAATCATTGCTGTTACTTACATTATTTTTATTTTTATGACCGGGTGCTCAACCCCTTCAAAACAAGAGAATATAAAGTCTTTTCAGATTTCAACAGATGAATTTATAAGTACATATAATTCTTTTATAAAGAAAAGTCCCGATGAAAAAATAAAAAAGCCATCTTTATTTAATGAAAATATTCATCCTGTCCCGAATGATAATGGATATTCAAATGTTTTTGCTGCTGAAACAGATTTGTATGATAGTCAAAAAGGATATTCTGTTATTGGTCACTTCAACAGGGATAATGAATTATATAAGATAGTATTAACTGAAGATTTCATTGAAAATGAATCTGGGATAATTGAGATGCCAAGCAAAGGAACTTTATCAGCATATAAAGTATTACAAACTTTAGGATTTGAAGAAAGTGATTTGAATGATGCGACAAGAGATGCTGATCCATCTTACACTTTTGAAAATGAGAATTATTCCGCAATTTACAAAATAGATATTCCAAAGAAAAAAGCCACTTTAACTTTTAAACCAAAATAATTAATGGAATATCCCTCTTGAAAACTTTACACAAGATATGCTTATAATCGAACATACATTCTTTTTTGTAGGAGGGTATGACGTGACGGATCTAGAAAGGAAGCTTTATCGAATAATCTACAATATGAGTCGGTTTCGCAAGAACCCCACAATGGAAGACTTAAAAATAAAAACAGGAAAAGACGAACAGTCCATTAGAAAAGCCGTTAGAAACCTTATGACTAGAAATGAAATGACATGGGATAAAGAGAAGAAGGAATGGCGGTTTAAGTAATTAAAAAAAGCCGCCCGATTGGACGGCCAACAAGTTTCATTTTTTAATGTTTTTCTTTATTTCTTCTATCTCGTTTCTAAGGTTTTTATTTTCTTTCTTGATCTTTGAAACCTCTACGACGGTTAGTAACAAAGTTGCAACTATAAGTAAAATCAAAATATACTCAAACATGTTAAATATCCATATAGTAGTCATCAAAGCCAAATGTTGCTGCAATTCCGATAACCGGAACTAATGCTGCTCTGAAACCCCATCTGTGTTTTTTATAAGTTGATTTCGTTAATTGCTTGCGCTTGTAAAGTTGATTGGCGATATAGCGACCAGCAGCATATCCACTCCCCACAATTGCGGTCATCCCAGTAATTATGCCGATCACAACAAGTATAGGATTATGTACTGTAGCTTTATCTTCTTTGTCAAAAAGACTGTCGATTTTAAAGATGTCATTATCAGTTAGGCCAAGATCTAACGCGCCTTGATATAATTCAGGATCGTTCATAGTAAATGAACCTGATGTCGTATTATGTATTATCTGATTAGTTGTGTTGTTGTTCTCTTTTGCATCTGCAAACTCTCCAAGCGTACAGGAGATACCCAACGCAGCTACAATGGACAATGAAATTCTTGTTATCCATTTTTTATTCAAAATTAAACCCTCCCCCTTTTTAATCCCATCAAGCATAACTTAAAATATACAGTAATTTCCATAGTTACAAATAACCGAATAGTGAAGGAGGATTAGTAATAAAGTATGGAAATTAAGACAAACAAAAAAAGCCCCTCCAATAAGGAAGGGCTTCTCTGTTTACTTCAAGAGTGCTTCGAGTTTTGCTTTAGTCTTCGGACCATAAATGCCATCGGCAGCAAGACCATGCATCAATTGGAATCGTTTGACCGCATCCGCTGTCTTTGGACCATAATAGCCGTCAACGCCGTTATTTTTTGCCTTTTTATCGGGGTAGTAGTAAACCGCCGCTAGGGCTTCCTGTACGGCTTTTACTGCTGATCCCTTTGTAAGAGGCTTTGTTACTTTTAAAATGCCTGTTGGCAAGTCATATGACTTTTTAGCAGGCTTGGAAGCCGCTGTTTTGGACGGTTCTGCTTTTGTTGGTTTCACAGTCGGTTTTTTACTTGTGTTAGCAACGGCGATACCGCCTTTGAAGCTGTCCCAACGATTAAGCAGCTTGCGGGGACATTCTTTCCCGCTCCAATGCTTATGCGGCACAACGTTTGCCAACGGAATCCCTTGATCCTGCATTAACTGGCGAATTAACCATTGAGCGTTCTCGACTGCTTTCTCAAAATTACCATCACTATTTTCACAAATTTCAATGCCGATCGACTTCATATTTCCCGTGCCTCTACCATCCCCTGCGTGCCACCCGTTTTCGTTTAGTGGTAAGTGCTGATAGATGACATTTTCGTCCACAGTGTAATGCCAGCTTACACCTGTACTAGATCGTTTTACGAATGCTGCATGACTCGCTGCATTTGCGCCTTTTGCTGTATTTGCGGTGTTGTGGACAGTGATGTATAACGGCTTCATATAGTTGCCAGGGCGGTTCTTATTGCTCTTTGAGATATAGTCTTGAATGATTTTTACCATTGTTCATCTACTCCTTAATTTGTTTTTATATAGAAAAAAGCCGCCGATTACTCAGCAGCTTTCTTTTCCTCTTCTTCTTTTTGGCTGTCAGACTCGATGACGTGAAGTCGATCTGTGATGGAAGCCGGAATTTTAACGCCGATCTGTGCAAGGTTTTCCACAATTGAAAGCCCTTCGTTTGCGATGTAAAACAATACTGTCCCGAAGGTCAGCACTCCATTTAAGCCCATGATCTGATCAATAATGTTAGCCACAATCACAACAACAAAACTAAGCATTTTACGCACGTAACCGAACCATGCTGTTCGGCTTCGCAGCTTACCGACCTTCCATGCTTTAATGATACCCGTCAGAACATCAATAACACTTAGCAGCAAGAGCAAGTCCAGAAATTTCACTCCGCCAAATAAATAAGTCTTCGCTAAATCCAAAGTTTCAAAGTTAATAAACACTATCGTTTCCTCCATTTCGTTAATCACCTCCTTTAAGAAGGCAAAATAAAAAGCACCTGTTAAGATGCTGTTGAACCTAAATCCACTGAAACAGCTGGCTTGTCAAACTTCAAACCTGTGATCTCTTCAAATTCTTCTTTTGTAATGACTTCCATTGCTACATAATCACGCATAATCTCAGGTGTATAAACTTCCCAAGCCCAAAACACTTTTAAATCTTCTGCTGTAGGATATATCATGATGATCCCCCTCGCTGTAGCTGTGCTACTTGCAGCGTAAGCATGGCAACTTGTTTTTTAAGCATGGTCACATCATCAGCAGAACTGGAATCAGGCTGCAAACTGTCTATATACTCCTGAGTTGCTGCTTCGCTCCACGTCCGCTTATCCTCGTTATATTTTGGCAAGAATAGGCCTTCTTGAGGCTGGACGTCTGTAAAACCTGCCGGAATAACTTCATCTTCGCTGATCTTCTCGTCAGCTCCTAGGACATAAATTTTCTGATCATCGTATTTATAAATCGGTTTCATGTGGTATGCCCCTTCCTAAACCTTGAACGAAAAGTTAACAACAATAAACTCGGTATTACTTGAAGTCATTTGAATACAATAGCGCCCATCTGTAGTAATGTACTGACGACAAATTTGCGGCCCGCTTGCACCGCCTGTGCTCGATGCCAGACCTACGTTATACAATGGTGCTGCTGGCCTGTAGCCCTCATCCAAAACAAATGCAGGAACATCGCCAAGCGTGCCTCCTGCAATAGCTCCTGAGATATGAACCCATCCTAAAGCGTCCTTTGTGTAACGCACCCTATAATCATTGTTAACCTCACTTTTGTAGGTTTTCCACCCATTCAAGATGGTGGGGAATTTGTAATCTGTTTTTGCATCCCCATCTGTTATAAGACGTTCCCACCCTCTAAAACCTTGAGCATGAAACGTGCCAATCCATGTGATGTTATCAAATGACCTTGTAGCGACAATCCGTTTATAGACTACACCGTTTTGTTCATACGATGTGTCAAAGACATCAATGTAATAAAAACTTAAATCATTAGGAACAGGAACATTAAGGAGTTGAGCTCCCATGAAAGGACCTGTCGGTAATTTGAATATATCGGTACCATTTGGAACCCTTGCAATTCTTCCATCGTTTGGTGTGAGCCTGTAAAGCTGCCCTTGATTCCAATTGTTTTTTTCTGTTTCAGTTACATGAATCTTATTATTTTTAAGGTGCGGATCGACGTATTCTTTTGCCTTTTTCAAAGTGTCTTCGGCTTTAGCTTGAGCACCTTTTTTTGTTTCCAAAGAATCAAGATCGTCGAGTTTCTCTTTCATCCTGTCTAGCTGAACCTGTAGGTCTTTTGTAGTCTCGTCAATGTTTCCCTGCATTACATCGGTGCGCTTTTTTATTTCTGCTTCAAGCTCCGCTGATTTTTGTTCTATTTTTGATTTCAATGAATCAAAATGGTCGATGTAATATTCTGCAGCTGGAACAATATTTTCATCTATTAAGTTCTTTTTTATTGAAAATGTAAACTCATGTACAGAAAAGGATTGCCCATTGCTGTAGAAAAGATTTAAGGAAGCTTGAACATTTCCATATAGCTTAATCTCTTCATTTTTTAAAATGTATTCTGCTACCCCTTCCACTTTATCCAGCAGCGAAATGTTTCTAATATGTTTAGAACCGTTAGAAAACAAAAGAACTAGCTTACCTTCTACTGCAGATAAAGGTAACGGCATTCCGTCTTTACGCAATTTAAAAACAAGTCTCGCTGTGCCTACATCTTGAGTTGAAAAAATGATTCTAGAATCATAGACACTTTGATTGTAAGCATCTATGACAAAGGATAGTGAGCCATTTTTGTATATTTTATTGGCCATGCCCTCCCTCCTTTTCTAGCTGCAGAACCTTATCATTCAGCGTTTTAATAAGGTTTCTCATTTCTTCTATTTCATTCTGACTTACGGGTTCGTTTGTGTGGAACTCAACCCTTTGGCCGTCATCGTCTTCTAAGTAAACATTCTCAAAATTGACCCCTTCAAGGGCGACAATTCTATTTCCATCTTCGTCATACGCATTGACATCCTCCCCCGACACAAAGGCCGAAGCAACTTTAACTTTTTCTTTATCCATGATCAAATACACTACGCCACGTCCTTTGCATCCGTTTTTGGATTTTTAGAATTGTCTACGATGCCACTGATTGTCCAGTCACCCTTGCAATAGTTTCCATACCTTACTACGCCTTTTACAGTGTTGGTGATGTATATGCCGGCCCTAGCACGCTTGGTCAATTTAGAGAGTGATCTACACCTATTTCCAGCCAGCAAAATGTCTTTTGATTTATTGGCTATTCTGATAGCCTCGTAAGCCCCGTGTTTGCTGTGACCGGCACCTGTGATCAAATTATCTTTGATAACAGATATGAGGACGCCTGACTGTTCAATGCCGTACCTGCCCGGACGTCGGATGTTGTTTCCTGCAATCAGTAATAGGGTAGATTCACCAAATGCTGCAATGCCATCCCTGCCGATAAAGCTGATCTGATTGGCACCTGCGACATTAACACCGACACAATCATTCATCCAAACTCCATCACCTGATGTATTAGATATTTGATTGGCTGAAACGATACCATTTCTAACGGCATCTAATCGGATGCCCGCCTGGTTTTTCCCGCCGACTCCATCAATTATGTTGTTTTGGATATTAACATTCCGAACAAATCCTGATTCGTCGTTTATACCACGAATATAAATCGCTTCGTTTTCCCTTGTGTCTAATATCGTGTTACCTGAGACGTGAACATGTCTAAAGGATTGTGAACGTGACATTTGTTCAAACTTATCGTTTAGGGAATGGTGTTTATTTGCTGGATCAATGGCGCTTACCGTTATTCCAAATCTGCAGTTTCGCAAGGTGTTATCTTTTATATCTGTGACGTTCCAGTTGTACCCCCTAACGGCCCAACCGTCAATATCTTCAAACAAGCAATCTTTCACTCTGATATTTTCGTGCCAGTAGCCGATTGTTGAGGAGTGAGAACCCACGCCGCGCGGCCATGCTTGCGTTCCTGGTGTGTTAGATTTACCGAAGTTGCACCCCTGAACAAGACCGTCCTTACAAACGGTAAAGTCATAAGCACCAAAAGCCCCGAATACTTCTTTACGTTGAGCTAAGTCAACCTGAATCGCCTCAGAAAAATATCTAGATCCGTCATGATCTACAAATCCGTAAAAATCTGAATTTAACACTTTAAAGTTTTGGCAAGCGTTAAACTCAATGGCATGATAGCCGCTGACATCCTTAAAAGTAGAATTTCTAACAAAGATGTTTTTACCGTGACCAAAAGAAAAACAGTTATTTTTAGTTTTAAATTCTGTTCCTCTGCAATCCCACGTTCCGCCATCAAAATACATGTTTCCATTACCCTTGTATCCGCGATACTCAATGGTCCCGTCACCATTAGTCATCATGGTTTTGCCGTGGTAATTCAAAAACACCGCGCCTTTTGCATCGAACCAAGTATTACCCCAATTGACTAACTTCGCGCCTAGACGGTATATGCCTGGAGGTACAACGACCCTGATACTTTTACCTTTTTTAGCTCGATCTAGCGCCGCCTGAATCGCGATTGCAGATTCGTATTTACCTGTGGGATCGGCACCTAAGTCTAATACGTTTATGTCAGGCTGCCGATCTAAGCGACTTATGATCAATCCAAAATCATAATCTAGTCTATCTTTTACAGTTTTGTGAATGCTTGCGTCAAGGGCAACACGGGTGTCTACAACTTCTTTGACATCATTCCCGTCATGGTTGAGTACAAGGTTTGTCAATCTAGCCCACATGTTGTCAATCCTGTTGGCAACCGTAAATAGACCATGCATAATCTGACTCGACAAGTGTGCTTTTTTGCTGTCCTTGTGAGACTGTAATTCAGTAGCGTTTTTATTAAGCTCATTCTCAACCGCTTGCATGTCGCCGCGCAATTGGGATTCATAGACTGAGTTTCTTGTCGTATCATAATCCTTTTTAAGTCGGACCAATTTATTCACTCCTTTCAATTCCAAAAGAAAAAACGCTCTTAATTGAGCGTTCTCATCAACTGATCTATATATCTTTTTTGTTGCTTAATTTGCCGCGCCTGGCTTACTTGATAGTCCTGGATGTCTTTCCTAAAGTTAGCGAAAGTCATTTTAGGACTGTCATACGGGTTGAGGGGATTATAAGTAACAGACACTAACCTTACATCATCCTCAAACGTAATCCCGTTTGCTGTATCAGCAATGACATGTATCGTGTCACCTTTCCAAAAATCTTCCTCTATGCCCTGTAATACTGGCTCATAGATATACTGGTACTCTGCCTCAACCACCACGTCAGGATATGGGTTTACATGCTTTTTCAAAGCAGATACCATGTTGCTTAATTTTTTTACTGTGTCGTCTCTTATCGGCTCACCCCAGCGCGGCTTACCCTCGATCAAAAATTTGTCCTCATCAGGATGGATGTATAGAATAGGCTCGAATTCGTATTCGGGCTCTTTCTCCTTTTCATCTTCGTTCGACTTTGTATCGGTTGACTTAGCTTTCTTTTCTGCGCCGTAACCCCAGGCGCGCGTTGACGTGTTTTGGTCATTGATCTTCAACTTAAAGCCCGGCATATTGTATCGGCTGTCAAAAGTGTAATCTACTACTTTTCCCATCTTTTTATATACATAGATGACATAGTTGTTTACATCAAGCTCTATTTCATAATCCTCAACAATTTGATCCATTAACTCAATACAATTCTTTTCGCCAAAGTCGTCTTGTTCGACTATATCAAATGCTGATTCTTTTTCTTTCAGGACATATTGAAAAGGTGTGTCAGCAAGTGCAATGTCTAAGGCTTCTTTAATATTCAGTTTCTTTGACGTTTTTTCCTCGACCCTGTCGTTTACCAACAAGACGGTATACACATGATTGGCCGTAACCTTTTTCTGCAGCACGTTTTTTCTGCTCTGATCAAGCTCAATGTCTGTAATGTAATATTTTTGATGGTTGTAAACTTTTTCATCCAAGTACAATATGTTGCCTGGAACAAGCAAATCAAATTCAGTTCCGTTATCCTCTGTTCGTATTAACGTAAAAGTGAAACTCTTTTTACCTGTTGTATCGTCTTGAAGTTCCAACACAGCGCCAACGATTTCCACAAGCTCTTTGCCGTCTTTGGTTGAGATGTGCAGCTGCCTAAAATCAATATCAGAAGGAAGTCCGGCATTTAACTCTACGTCCTTACCCTGGTACTCTTTGCTTGGATATGTTGGTTTAGTTGGAGTTTCAGGCTCACTTGGTCCATCGTCCACACCTTCCGCGGAATCGTATTGTGTAAGTTTATAGGTGAAGATGATACTATTCAATTTCGTTGCATAGTTTGGATCGGTAGCGTACCCTGCTTTCACAAGTGCTGCTGTTGCTTTGGTGTAATCTTTCTCACCGATTACAGCCTTATAAATGTTTGGATCCCAGCTTACCCCTTTTAGATACAGCTTTGCTAAGTCTTGTATAGATTCGTACCATGAAGGGTACTTTCTAAAAGGTGCTTGTACTCTGGTTGCTTTACCCTTTTTATCATACTCAGTGGTCCACATGAGGACAGATTGACCGTTGAATGATCCTTTTATTCCGAATAAGTTTTTACCTTTTTGGGCTAGTTCGCTTTTTCCCCATCCGCTTTCTAGGCAAGACTGCGCAATGATAAGAGAAGCTAAAATATTGTATTTCTTATAAATCCTCTGCGCGTCTTTCGCTATCTCTTTTATAAAATCTGCTGCAGCCATGACATCCCCCTTTTACTCTTTTACGGAAAATAAAATCTTGTGTTAAAAACAATTTCAAAATCATTTGTATTCTGAATCTCAAACTCATTCATGCCTTTATCTAAGGACGGCAGCCTTCCCGACGTTTTTAATCTTTTATTGCCGACAACAGTATACTGTTTCAGGTTCCTGACCTGCTGAGACTTTTTTAAATCGGCCTCTATTTTCAACCTTTCGTTATTCGTATGATTGATGATAGTCACGTTTTTTCCCTTTGCGTTTAGCAGCACATTATAATCATGCTGCAGTGGATTAATAGGTAAGCCAGGATTGAATACACTGAAACGCTTTTTGTTTTTAAAACGGTACTGCAGATCGTCCCGCCTTTGGATTCCCATTCCCGAAAACCATCTTTCACTAGAAAAATTTTGCGCGCTTAAAGACGTGCCCTTTGACTCTGCTAGTCCTGTAATATTGTTAAAATCCACTTGGAAAGATACCTGGTTTTTTTGCTTGTCTTTAGGGATCGTAAAGCCTCCGTCACACGTAACCGCAAAACGCCTCCCAGGAAGAAGATCACATGAGATGTAATACCAGAAGGGCTGAACAACGAGATCATAAAACTCATGCCTGTACTGATAAAAATTTGTCGCGATTTTAGCATCTAGCAATATCTCAACCTTGATAGACCTTTCCTTGTACACTATGTCGCGAGGGTGCTGCGTTGGTACAAGTCCGTTAAACCTGGTCAACTGTACTAGCTCCCTCTCAATGTTCGGCGCGTCAGGTGCAAAACTACGCAACTTAAAATAGGGCAGTAACCCCGACAAAGGTTGCTCCCCCATTCCGTCTCTGAAATCAAAATACAGATCCATTATCTTTTCAGCCCTCCTTTATACGCATTCTGTTCGTACTTTTGAGCGCTCTTTTTATCCAGTATGGATGTATCACCTTGATTAAAAACGATGTCTGCTAAATGCTCACCGCAAATAATGACAGGCGCAGGATGGATTTTGATTGTTTGCCCTGCAGCACTTACGCTTTCATTGTTCGTTTGTAAATTGTTTGACAGAAGACTAATAAGAGCATCTAGCTTCTGATTTAGAATAGGCGTATCAATTTCGTTTTTCACAGTCAGTTCGGCACGCATTGTGTTTATCTCATCTGCTGCCCCCTGGATGTTAAACGCCATTCTATTAATTTCAGATTTAAAGGACGACATAGCACCTTGCGCCATAGCTGCAGTGCTTTTTTTCACGTCCTGCGCCTTTTCACCAAGACCAATTATGAAGCCGTCTCCAAAGTTCACACCTTCTGCGATGGTCTTCTTTGCAGGAGACTTAGAATCTATTGATTTTTTAAGAGATTGGATGGCGACTTTACCGATAGTCCAGGCGGCTTTCCATATCGTCCCGCCGGTGCCACCCATGCTGCGAATACCATTAGCAAATCCTTTAGAAAAATCAGCCCCTGTGCTAGTTGTTTTCACACTTGATAAGCCTTGTTTTCCCGATTGTGCAACGGTGCTGCCTGAATTACTAGCGTTTCCGGCTTGGCTACGGATTCCCGATGCAAATTGAACGCCTGCTTTTTGTCCGCCTCCGCCATCGGTTGTTTTGGCAAGCTGGGCTGTTGCTGACGCACTAACGGAAGAGGCTGCAGACGTATTGGCTCCCTTTGTGCTTGTTATGCCCGCACTGTGGCTTTTCCCTTTTGTCGCTCCTGCTTGAGTAGCTTGAGTGGTGTTCTTGTTTAGGTTAGATAACGCTGTTTGGTTTACGCTGCTTGCTGCAGTGCTTGTGCTGCCTTTTGTTGAGCTTATGCCTGCGCTAAATGATTGGCCCTTTTGAGAGCCGAATGTTTTAGCTCCTGCATTGCCTTCACTTAGCTTTTGTTTTAGTGCTTGCTGTAGGACTGATCCGCTGTTAGATACGTTAACTTTTGACGAATTAATACCGTCACTAAACGATTGACCTTTTTCTTTTCCTGCAATTCTAGGGATGCCGTTTTCTTCTCGCAATTTTTGATCCAATGACTGTTTTAGAATAGAACCACTCGCCAATGTATTTGGTGTAGCATCTATTAGACCATCAGCAAATTCATTTCCTATTTTCTTTCCTGAATTACGGACAGATGTTTCGCGGTTCATCTTCTTTTCTACTTTGGCAATCGTTTTGTCTGCTTGGGTGGCAGCTTCATCACTTGCAAGCCCTAGTCCTTCATTAAACTCAACGAGGGATTTTCTTGTTTGCTTTAGCGCTTCTTCTTTGCTGTCCCCCAGTTTTTGTAAGAAAGCAACTTGTTTTTCGGCCCATCGTGCTTGGTATTTTGCGTCGCTCTCTTCCACTTCAGTAAAAATACCCATTGAATTGCTGGAGTATTCTTTTTGTTTTTCAAGGGCTTTTCCCGTTTCCAGGTCAAGTAGTTTCCCATCTTTAGACATTTGATCAAAAAGGGCTTCTGTGCTTTTCTTATATGTGTTTAGGTTTTGAGCAAGAGACTTTTGATAGTCTGCGTTAATTTTGGCCTTTAGAGCCTTATGCTGTTCGGCGTTTATCGCTTCTTTAGCAAGGGCCTCATCCATCACTTGAGCCATATAATCTCTGTCTTTTTTTGCTGCCTTCTGACCTTCCTTATACAACTCAGTGATCTGATCGTTATAGCCTTTAGCATTTTTAAAAGATAGCTTATTTTGGCTCTCGGAAACCCTCTGTTGAATAGCCAAAGCATCCTTTTGATTTGCAGCAAATTTACTAGTAGACTGTTGGAAGAATGTGATAATTTCATTAAATGTTCTGCGTTGTACTTCGTTCATATTAGAAGTGATTAAGCCCGTCTCTTCCTTTAACTTCTCAAACTGCTTCATTTTCTTACGAACTGTTTGTACATCTTGATCAATTTTTCCGACAAGCTGATCAGACCATTCCTCGCCCTTTTCTTTCATTTTCCCTTCTTGATCTTCAAAAAGACCATTAAGTACAGCCAATGCGTCTGTCTTAAATCCTTCTAATTCTTTAACTAAAGAAGATGACATTTTCTGATAAGTTTTATGTAACCTATTTGCCATCTTATCTGCTTCTTCACCTGAAACCTGAGTCAATTGAAATAGCTGTGAAGTGGCTTTTTCGCGTAGATTCACATATGATTCGGCCGCTTTTTGTGTCGCTTTAGAAACACCCTCGCCATATAGAAGCGCTGATTCTTTTGCTTCTTCCTGACGTTTCTTTTGGTTTTTCAGCTGCTCATTATACGCATAGGTCGCTACAGCAATACCGCCTAGTAAAGCCGTTCCACCAACTATGGCAAGCCCCACTGGGCCCGTGAATGCTAAAAGCGCTCCGATACCCATCGTAAGCGTTGCGACTGCTGTTGTGGCACCCAGGACACCCGTAGCAAACAGCGCCGTTTTAGCAACCGTTTGAGCTGTGGCAGAATCCATTTTGTTAAACATGGAAACGATGTCTGCACCTTTGTCAGCTAAGTTGCCAAGTGCAGGAAGTAGACTTTCAGTAAGCTTAATTTTTGCCCCTTCAACTGCAGATTGGAAAGCAATAATACTGCCTCGCGCATTATCAAGCATTGTGTCAGCCATTTTTTTAGCTGCACCGTCCGATTCTTTTAGCGCCTTCGTGTTATCCTTTAATGCCTTACTGCCCTTTTGCAAAAGAATAGCCCAATGTTTATATGACTCGGCGCCTACAATGGTTTTTAAGGTTGCGGCTTGCTGTTCCTTCGTCATACCCTTCATGCCCTTTTCCATTTCGGCAACAACTTCCGGCATACTCTTCATATCTCCGGCCGCATCAAAGAACGCAAATCCTAATCTATCAATTTCCTTTTGAGCCTTTTTAGCTGGCGTAGCTAACCTAATTAAAGACGTACCAAAGGCTTGTCCTGCGATAGAACCCTGCAAACCTGCGTCACCAAATGCCATGACTGCAGCCGCTGATTCTTCTAGGCCCCAACCAAGTGAATTGGCGTTAGGTGCAAGGAACTTCATGGCCTCTCCCATTTGTTCTACGTTGGTATTTGCATTCGCGGCACCGTACGCGATAACGTCCGATGCGTGCCCCGCTTCCGATGCTTTCATAGCGAATGCTTGCATCATGTTGGAAGAAATGTCGGCGGCAGCAGCTAAATCTAGTTGTCCTGCTGCTGCTAAATTCAGCATACCTGGCATCGCTGCGTAAATGTCGTTTGCTTTAAATCCGGCCATCGCCAGGAAGCTTTGGGCGTCTGCTGCTTGACTGGCAGTGAAAACAGTTGTTGCCCCCAACTCTTTAGCCTGGTTTTTCAGCTTTTCAACTTCTGCAGCTGTTCCCCCTGAAATAGCTTTTACTTTGCTCATTTGTGTTTCAAATGACATACCCACTTCTACGGCATCTTTCAGTGGGAGGGCCAAGCTAGCGAAAGCAACACCGGTAGTCATCGCTACCGAAGCACCGGTACTTCTCATTTTGTTGCCAACTGTATTCATTCTTTGGCCCATTTTATAAAGCGTAGAAGAGGTTCGTTTTATTTCAGCTTCCATCTTCTGAATTTTGTTGGTCGTTTGTGTTAACGCATTTTGCGTTTTATTCATTTCAGCTGTTGCATAGTTCAACCGACGGGCAAGATTTTGGGTTTCTCTAGCGTCCTTCCCCTTCTTAACGGCTGAATCTGCATAAGCTCTTTCAAGTGCTTTGACCTTCATTTTATGCTGATCTAATTGCTGTGAAAGGGTTCTGACTTTTGTTTGCGACGTTTTCAGTTCATTACCCCACACACCGACGGCAGTCCGGTTCTTTTCAAATTCAGACTTTATGTTCTTCATTTGAAGGGCAATTGCTTTCATTTCCCCGTTAAATTGGGACGAATTAGAATACAGCTTTACTTTAATGTCTTTGCTCAATCCCTCACCACCTTTTTACAGTCCAGGTATCTGATCAATGTATAAAGGCTTATCCGATGCTGCAGCGTTCTTACTTGGCTTTTCCTTGCTTGCTTCTTTCCTGCGTGCAAGGCGTTTTAGATGATAAACAATGTCCATTTCGTCTATCTGATTTTGAGTAAAGCCAATGTCCTCTAATGCGTTATACATATCAAGGACAGCATCGGACAAACTTACTCCCCCGGCTCTGCTTCCTCTGCGGTTTCAGGATTCAATATATTGCTTGCCTCAGCGATATTCCCGATGACATACTGTGCGGTCGCAAAGATGGTTTTGGTCAAAAGACGTGCGTCAATACCTGTATCGAATTCCTCTGCAGTAAACTTGTTTCCAAACACGTTACAAATGAACTCGGTTTGAGCACTCGTATGAAATCTTTCAGGATCGTTCGATTCAAAGTCTTCCACGATTTCTACAGCCGTTCTAAACAAGGCTCCTGTGATAAAGTTAGGTGTCGAGAACTTCTTTTTCTTTCCATTTAAATGTAGATCTATTGTCAATGCTTCCATGTTATTGCCTCCCGATTACAAAATAAAAAAGAGCGTTATTAAACGCCCTTTCCAATGTCTACTGAACTTGTGGAATCCTCTGTATCTTTTCCCGTTGAAAACGACGCACCGTCGTATACAACTTGTTTAAACCATTCATCCGGGTCAAAGCCTTCGTCGAACTCAGCTTGAGCCTTCCAACGATTTTTACCTTTCTTATTTTGAAGCGTCATGAAACCTGCTTTAAATTTTGCTGTTTCAGGATCTGCTTTACCCTCTGTCGTTTTATTTTCGTTAGCCATCAATTCAGGAAGTCCCTTTAAGAACCAGTAAAATCTATGGCCGCCTGTGGACGTTTTCGCCCTAAAGCCAAAAGCCAAGAAAATAGCCTTGTCATCAGAACTGGCAAAAGAAATCCCATTTTCGACCTTGTGACCGAAAATCTTGTTTTGCACCTCAATAGGTAAATCTGCTAGTTCAGCCTCAAGGTCAATGTCACCCATGTTGTTAAATGAATCATAGACGCCGTTATCAGCCCAAAATTTAGACTGCTCTGATTTAGGATCGACTTTGACGTTTACAGCTCCTGGCAGTCTTTCAGGCTTTGCATATTCAAGTCCTTTATCGTCGTCTTGAATCAGCTCAGCATAATGAAACATGTCTAATCCGTAGATTGTTTTCCCCATCTGTTTTCCTCCTAGAAAAATGTTTTGACGTACCTCATACCTCTGTGAAAGATTTTTGTATCTGTTTCGTAAAGGTCAACGGAATCGTATCTTCCGTAACCTAAATCTTTCATAAGACGATCTAATTGTTTCGCTATTTCTGTTTCATGTGTTCGCGTGTCTGATTTTGAAAATATGCTTAGCTGAAAACGAACTTCACTAGCAGCTGCTTGGTTGTCTCTGTATTCCTGGTCCTTATTTGTAATCTCTGAAAATACAACCCTGGGGAATGTGGCCACATCATCGGCCACAAGATTATGAAAACCACCCGTGACAAGCTGCTTTAATTCATCGTTTTTTATTAACGCTGCACTCAATTCTTTCTTAGCTTCAAAGCTCATTTAATAGGCGCCGTGATAATTCTCTCCATTATTTTCACCGCTTGTCCCTCCCCTTCAATTGCGCTTTTTTCAATAAATGGATGCGGCGGCATTTTAGACGTGCCCCACTCTAAAAATCGCCCTCTGTAAGCGACTTTTCTATTCGGACCAACCGAAACAAACAGCTCACCGTCTTTGGATTCTCTTGCAGCTGAAACGGTGATGTTATCGACCATGTGAGGCTGATTTTTTGAACTCTTATTCACGTTACGTTTTTGGTGCTCTGCTATTACCTCGCCCCCAGCTTTAAGGGCAATCTTTTCGGCTTTTTCTACATCGTCACCAATTTTATTGAAATATCTCGTTAAATCTTCGAATCCTTCAATATCCATATCAGCCATTTATGCCTACCTCATTACATGTGACTTCAAGCTGCTTCTTTTTATTATCAACGTCGTTAAAATCCATTACTTCGAAAGTGCGGTATATTGGCTCTCCTGCGTCATCGGTACCCGTTCGATGAAGAATACGCATATCTTGCGTAACGTCTTCCCGGTATCTTATTGTTATTTTCTTTGGTGACTTAACGCCTAAAGCTCCGGCCACAAGCGTGTCTGATTTTGAGCCGGAAAATCCTTCAATTGAACCCCATGTCTCAAAAGCATTTTCGTAGGATTCATTCCATTTCATCTCGTCGTCCTGTACCCTTTTCTTAACTTGAAAAGTTAATCGACGATTCAACTCGCTTATCTTCTTCATCCTCTTCTGCCTCCACATAGCGAAGTTGGGTTAGTTGGTCCCGAATAGTAAAAGGGATGGATGAGCCGGAAACGCCTGACTCATACACCCCTCGATTTTCGTACCAATGGGCAACAAGCATGCCTGTTACAAGCGCATACTGTGCATTTCCTTCCACATAACGTCCTATGCCATTTTTGATATATCCCTTTGCTGCAGTAATTAAGGACTTAAGCAAGGCGTCATCTTGGTCGGTATCAATTTTTAAATATTCATCTTTCAGCATTTTTAAATCCATAGAAGACCGCCTACTTATTCAGTATTTTCTTTCCCCTCAATTTGGTCTAATCGAGACTCTAAATCAGTGATCCTTTTTTGTACCTCTGAATTGATGTTGTCCCATTTAACGCTACCTTTACCGATTGTTCGGGAGTTGACAGACCCATCGCCTAAATGATCGTTCTTAATAGCCCCTGTTTCAATTACTGCAGGATCACCCTTGTCGCCTTTTGGACCCTGCTCTCCTGGATCGCCTTTTGGACCTTGAGGACCGGTATCACCTTTTGGTCCTTTTTCACCTTGCATCCCTTGAATGTAAAGAGGATTTTCTTCGCTGTTTCCTTTTACATAAACAGCCGTGATAGGTTTACCATCAGCGTCCGCCTCTGCAGATGTTAATACTCCATTACTTTCATTCAAAAAATCTTTTGCCATGTTAGATCAATTCCTTTCCTTTGTTTATTCTTTGCTCAGTTTGCTTTTCAGCTCTTTTATTTCGTCTTCCATTCCCTTGAATCTAGTTTCAATGGACGAATTAAGATGCTCCGGCATGACGCTCCCTGTCCCGATGTTTGCCGAACGGACAGCTTTTTCAGCAAGCATTTCATGTGTCACGGTTCCTGGTGCAGCTGATCCGCCGCCACCTAGACTCACTTCCTGACCATCTTTGACGATTTTTCCACCTGCAAACTCTAAAACACCACCGATGACAGTTCGATCCCCGCCGTCAGTGGTGTAATTTTTTGTCACTCGCATGACTTATTCACCTCTTTTTTTTATTCACTAATTGACAACTGGCCGTATACTACCGCTTCTTTGTCCCAAGCCACAACGTCTTCACGTTCAATCGCTCGTACTTTCGTTGTGTTTGTCTCAAACGATCCTGCAGCAAGATTCGTATAGGCGATAGACTGTTGCTGACGATCAAATAAGATAACTGCCTCTTTTAAATCACCAACGATTACAGGTGCTTTCCCTGCTTTTGTTTTCAAAACTTTGTTTGAGATAACCACCACCCGACGACCAAACAGCATTTTGTTTGTCGGCTCGGATGGAATGTCTTTGAGTAGATATTTGCCGTCCGCGTCTTTCAATTGATCAAGATAGTTGAAGCCGTCTTGATTTGTCATGATGATCGCCCCAGCAGAAATGGCAGTATCAAGCGTAACGTTTAAAGTCTTTTTGATGTCATCCAAGCCCTTAAATTCGACCTTTTTCAAACCATCAAGGATAGCCAAGATAAGAGAGTTTCTTGTTGCGACTGATTTTTTAACGAACCATTTCGCGACATATGTCATGATCGCTTGATCTGTATCTTGCAGCAATGTATTTGAAAGTGGTAAAAGCCCAGCATAGTCAGTGATTGTATATGATAGTTTTGTAAACTTAGGCTGATCTGTTTCTGGAATGTTTTCCATTTCCTCGATGTCTAGGAATGGTGTCATGTCTCCATTTTTTTCAAGCATACGACTACCTGAACGGGTTGCAACCGGCTCGACCGTGACATATTGCTCAAGTTGATGTAATTGCTCCCGCTTTAACTCTTTAATAGTTCTTGAAATATCTTCGGGGATTAGGATTCCGCCATCTTCTTCATTTTTTCCTGACATCGCTCTGAATTCAGGGTTTTCTAGAAATTCACGTTCTTCATGTGTTAAAGATTTACCTCGAAGAGACTTCATGAACAACTTGGTGAATTTCTTTTGACGTTCTTCTTTATCCCCTTCGGCTCCTTTTCGTCCCTCCGGGTTACGTTCTTGCTCAGGCACAAAATTTTCACCGCCAGGTAAATCGGGCACGTTCAGTGATCTTCCTTCTACCATCAATTCAATTTGATTCTTAAGCTCTTTCACTTCATCGAGAAGCTGGCGCGCTTCCTCTGTTTTTCCTTCTGCTAGTGCTTTATCAGCATCTTCTTTCTTTCGCGTAAACTGCTGACGCAGTTCAATTTCTTTTTTTGTCATCTTTATTTTTCCTCCTCATAGAACGCAAATAAGCCTTATTCGGGAAGATCAAGGCTTAATAGTTCCAATTCAATTTTTAAAGTTTCATCTGTTGGTGTGCTTCGTTGTTCTTTCATTTCTTCTACTTTCTCTAAGCTGCGGGCACCTACCACAGCTTCGGTATCGCTATACGCAGGTGTCGTTACAAGAGATATGTCATAAATGCGGTGAATGCTGTTTATTCTTCGTTCGTATATGTCCTCGTTTTCGTTAATTCTCCATTCGTCGGGTTCGTCTCCGTTGTAATCCAACGAAAAGGCAAAAGAACATTGATTAATAACGCCGCTGCGTATATTCTCCATGAGATCGCGGGCATATGACGTGTCTGACGGTTTAAATCTGAATTTAAGACCTATGCCATCTATTTCGAGTTCAAGCCGTCCTGACTCCCCTGAAACGGTATTTCTCGCTAGGGGAAAATCCTCTCGATGGTTAAAAAGTGCAATGACGTTTGATAGATCGGTAGATTCTAAAGCGTTCCGGCTGATAATTTCTTTGAACCATCCCAAACGCTCGGACCATTTTTCAAACTTCAAAGCATAGCCTTCCACATATTCGGCTTGTCCTTCACCGTCGGAACGGATCTCAATTGGCGACGTGAGCAGCCGCACTTCTTTTTCTTTACTCATTCTTGCTGTCACCTCCCTTCATGGCTGAACCAGCTTTAAGCCGCTGGTATTCTTCCATAAAGTCAAGGAACACATAGTTCAAGCTAGATAGATATTTTTCGCCATGTTCGATAGGATTTCTTTCGAGTAAGTCGCGAACCTCATTTTTATTTAATATTCCTGATTCGATCATTAATTTGAAATACTCGGCTTGAGTCTTACTATCTCCGCGCAACTCACTATCAACATTGAATTTCACATAATGGCCCGCTTTTTGATCATTGTCGGTAAACAGTTTGATATTTAACTCCTGTTCAAAACTCACGATCCACGGTTGCAATGTGTTTTTTACATATTCCAAGGATTGATGCTCAATGTTTGAAAATGTGGCTTTATCAAGCTCATTGAGTTTATGCAACGGAACTTTATAAATCATTGCAATTTGTGCTTTATTGAATTTCATAGATTCTACAAACTGCGCTTCTTGCAATGGCATTGCAATAGATTGATATTCTAGTCCATTATCAATAATCGCTATGTTTTCACCCTGGTTGACCCGCAGCCATTCTTTACGGACGTTCTCTTTTGGTTTTTCATCCAAGAAAGAAGGTACTTTTAGAATGCCTCGCGGCGTGGCTTCGTTTTTATATAATTTTGCGTTATATTTTGTCGCAGCTGCTTGAGCGCCTATGTGCTCTCGTATTACACCAATAGGCGATTTACCGTGTATACCATCCGTTGATAGACCTTTAAAGTGCAGCACTTGGTAATCATTAAGTTCCATCGTCCTTCCGTTAACGGTGGTTTGGTACCATAGCCTCCCTGAGTCGGGATGGATGTATGCTTTTGTTGCATCCGGCCGCAACGGGTAAAGATTTTCAGGGAAACCGTGAGCCCCAAACTCAATCATCGAATAGGCATTTCCCCATGTGAGGACATGCGTCATCATCAGCTTTTTCCATACATAAGCTGTCATGTACGGGTTTGGCCTTGCGTAGATCATATAGGCTGATGGGTGATTAGGGTTTCTGTTGACTCCTTGACTCTCTTTTTTAAAAGTGTGTATCGGTAGCTTTGCAATGTCATCAGACAATACGTTGACACATGCGAAAATGTCAGGCTGCTCAAATGAATTACTTTCACTGACTCTTTCACCACTGGCCGTTTCTCTACCTCCGAACAGATTGATCAGCTGACTGAAACCGTCTATTGTCGTTGAACTGGATCGTTTTTCAAAAAACTTATCTATAAACATTTATTTCACCTCTCTTTCTGCCGTGCGTGACTTGACAGCAAGTAGGCATAAAACATAAAAAATACACCCGTCAGAAATAGACCGATGTTCGTATTTACCCGATACGCTGCCAGCAGAATAAAGATGCACCCTCCAATAAACAGCAAGTCGTTTAATAATAATTTCAGATAAACAATAATTTTTTTCACTCTCACACATCCTAATCCTAAAAACTGAAATCTCCTGAAAAGTGTTTGTTTAAGTCAACGTTTGCACCCATATCGTGATACATGGCCCTAGCAAAAGCATTCATAACGGCTGCAGCTGGATCTATTCTTTGTGGTGACTTCGCTTTGTCTAGCATGATATTTTCTTGAGCGTCTTGTTTAATGATTGCGTTATTATATGCAAAAGTTAGAAGTGGATCGTTCCCATGAACAACCTTTCCCTCGTATACCTTTTGTCTGTAATCCTTTGTGGGTAAAGAAAGATGCTGAATCCTTTGCGGCAGCTCAACCATATTAAATCCCTTACTCTCAAGCCGTTGTGCAAGGTGTAGCGCATTCCATTTGTCGTAAGCAGCTTCAATGACCCTTAATTTGTTGAGGTGGGCAAATTCAATAATCCACTTTTCGACAAATTGATAATCAACCGCCTCCCCTGGTGTGAATGTCATCCAACCTTGATCACGCCATAAAGCATAAGGCACTTTATCAGTAGCCATTTTCTCTTTTGCCTTTTCCTCTGGAATAAAAGAATGCTGGCCGACATAATAAAAACCATCAAGCACGCCAACCCACCCGACAGAAGTTAAGTCCGTTGTCATAGATAAATCTAAACCAAGATAGATCGCCATTTCTTTTAGATCAGGTATTTCACCATGACAGGCCCGCCATTTAGACATTTTCATATATCCGTTGTCTTTTTGATCAACCCACCCATTCATGTTTTTTGTAAGGAAACTTCTCATCTTTTCAGGCACATCTAATGCAACTTTTAACGCTGCCCTTAGTGACTCCATTCCCTCTGGGTAAGTTGCGACTATCGGATTTGCCTTGATCCAGTTCGATTCATCTTTTATATCGTCTTGTGGATCAAGCTCACAGATCATAACAAAATAATCATCGTTTTCAATTTCAATGTCGGGATCAAGAATCTTGGAAACATACTGATACTCTTTAAAACACGGCCCGTTTAAGTTGAAACCTGCAGTAGTAATGATAATCATCAAAGGGCTACGACGGGCGACCATACCGCTATCAATAACATCATATATTTCACTTGTTTCATGAGACATATATTCGTCAATTATCCCTAGTGATGGGTTTTTTCCGTCTCCAACCTTTCGGGCTTCACGGGATAACGGTTTGATAATTGAATTTGTTGCGTATTTTGTGACCTGCCCGTTGGCGTCTGTGTATTTCCCCTCTAAAATAGGTGCGTGCTGTAGTTGCTCAAGTATTGCTTGATAGACTTCATCCGACTGCTCCCTTGACCATCCAGCAATAAACACACGATGTTTTTCCTTAGTGGGAAAGATCTCATACGAAGCCATGATAGCCAGCAATTGTGATTTTGCGTTTTTTCTCGCTAACTGGATGTAAGCCTTTCTAAAACGCCTGGCACCATTGACCTTTTTGTAAAATCCATAGATATTAGCAGCCATGAATAGCTGAAAGTCTGTCAGTTCAATCGGCTGACCTGCCAATATGCCTTCCACATGGTTGAACTGCTTGGCCCATTCATAAAAATCAAGAACTGCTTCTGCATCAAAATAATACGGGCAGTCTTCTTCTGCTAACCGCTCTACGTCTTCTATAAATCTTTGGACAGCCCACTTGTGTTTCTTGCCTGCTTTTATTTCCCCCGATTCGATCTTTTCGCAATATGACCATACACGCTCAATTAAAAGCTCTGCGGTCATTTCCTGCGTTAGCATTACATGCGACCTCCAAAGCGTTCCTCTTCTTTTGACTTCGGTTTCCCATCATCTTTTTTCGGAATGACAAGTTTGCAACGAGAGGAAATGGTTAATCCTAAATCACTTGATGCTTGTCTGCATTGTTTAAATAATTTGTCTTGATTTATAAGAAGATCACTATAAGCAGGATTCGCTATTTCAAATTTTTCACCATTTGAATTTTCGGTAAGTGCTGTAATCGGCGTATCTAATATAATTTCTGTTATTTGTAAATATTGTTTTCTTGCAAACAAAAAACGGGCAAGCGCATCAACATCTAAATTTGTCATAATTCCGATGTTTTTGAGCTCGTCCGCTATCTTTTTGAATTCTCTTTTTAAGTCTTTTGGTAAGTAAGAAGGAGCTTTCACTTTGTCATCCGGTGCCTTTATTTCTTGCTCTCTTCTTTCTTCAATCTCTTTCTTGGTAAGGTTTTTCTTTCCTTTCACTAGCAACAAGTCAACCGGTTGTCTCGGCCTTGCCATCCCCTCACCTCCTTCCGAATTTTCATTTAGGGAATTTTTCAAAACGTTGGGGGAGACGCGGTCTACGGCAAATCGTTTCTATGGATTTAACCCTGGGGGGTGCCTTCAACATCAACGCGAAGCTGATTCATGTCTCTTTCTAAATCTGCTCGTATTGAATCCATTTTCTTATAATGTTGATCAAGTAAACTTTTATTCCTCGTCATTCGAATGGCAATGTACAGCTTTCTGATTTTGTTTTGCTGCTTTCTGATTTCAGCGTTTGTATAGTAGGATGTGTACTCAGCTTTACACCCTGGACATACAAGAAAGTGACGTTTGATTCCACGGCCGACCTTCATAATCCTAGAACAGTATTTAATTATGAAGATTGTTCCGCAGTGATCACATGTGCATTTTTTATAATCCATTTCCAAACCCTCCATCTTCTTTAGCGGTCTTCCTACTGTGACAGGACGCACACAGCGGCTGCCAGTTAGAAGAATCCCAAAACAATTTTTTATCTCCCTTATGCGGTTTGATGTGGTCTACTACTGTGGCCGCAATACGTTTGCCTTGTAGCATGCAAGTTTGACACAACGGATGCTTTACTAAATAACCTTTACGCGCTTTACGCCATCGGCTATTATATCCACGACGTGCCGATGATTCACGGTGCTGGTCGTATGAAGGCTTCGATGTCTTATGCTGCTCACAATATCCTTCGCGCGTTAGTTTAGGACACCCGAGTTCATTGCATGGCTTTAATGGTTTTTTCATTTGGTTTCCTCCCCAAAACAAAAAGCACCCCGAAGGATGCTACTTTGTGGTTTACCTATATTCCGTTCTACTTTATTCTTTTAATTAAAAAGTTGTTTTTTTAAACACCTACTTCAGAATAATTAATAATAAACCTAGAAGGATCATATTTTTCTATACTTAAGAGCCATTTTATTGGCTCTTCTTTTTTATTAGAGGGGTTTAGCCAACAAACATCTGATATACCCGGAATACAATTATAAAAATGATTAAAGTTATTTCTAGCCTTATCATCGAGAGAGATTATGAACTTATCCTTTAGAATAGCAGCTTCCAATAGATGCATATCTTTTAAGGTTGCCATAACTCGCTGTTTATCTTTAATGCTGTGTATTTTCAGACGAAGATTCTCAACTGTTTCATGATCAGGAATTTCAATAATTCTTCTTTTATTATATAGCCTAGAATAAAACTTTGCTGTAAAAGTTGATTGATGATCAAACCATTCTTTTTTTAGATCTTCAGTCATACCAATTTCATTTTCGGTTTGTAAAAAAATCTCTAAAAAATCTGCTACACGTCTAGAAATTTCAGTTTTTGGTGAAGCAGAAGTTAACACACACGCATCTATGATATAACACTCTGCCATTTAAAAATCACCAGCCTGAATAAATTTAATTTCTGCTTCTAACTCAACGTCGGAGAAGTCTAAGGGCCAATCACCAAAAGTACCATTTGAATCTAGTTCTGTACTTTCAACTTGCGTTTCACCGTTCACCATTCTAAACCAATTTAAACTTACATGTTCACGATTGATTTTTTTATTCGCTACTTCAGTTTGAATACCCTTAATTATCAAAGAGCTATGAGTTTCGATAACAACTCTTACTCCTCGAGAGACAGCCTCTTGGATTATCTTCGAAAAAATATATTGTCCTCTAGGGTGTAAATGTATCTCCGGTTGTTCAATATAAACAATTTGTCCTGGTTGAGCATAGACTAACGCAACCAAAACTGGCAAAGTTTGAGATACCCCTAAACCAACATCAGCAATATTTACAAAATTATCCTCATCATCATCCAGATTTGTGCTTACGTTTATTTCTATTTGAGTGTCATTTATTTTTTTTGTACCAATTTTGTTTGTTAAATCTAACATCCCCAAATATTTTTCGACTTCAATAGCTTTTTCATTATCTTCATTTTTCCACATATTTAATATACTAGCTACGTATCTTTCAAACTTACCAGGAAGATTTACAAAATCATTTTTTCGGTTAAGGCTTGTAACTGGATAAGTTCTTTCCGGGTTCCCTCTTAAACCTGGTAAGTGAATGAGATTCTTGATAACTAACTCTGGACGTGGTAATCCTGGAAAAGAAATTCCTCTTTTTAAATTCTCATCGAGATCAAAAATCAGTTCTAGATTAATAAAGCACCTATTTCTTTTTACCTGTAAATGTGTTTTTTCTTTTTGAGTTTCCAGATGCTCATCAATCATTTTATAAACTCTACTAGGTATTTGTTCTCGCATCTCTTCGATAGTCATATCATAATCAATGCTTACGTGGTCATATCTTGGCTCGCCATCCTTGCCTTTCTTAAGTTTAGTGATATATGTTGCGTTTTTGACAATTAATTCATCATTGGTCTTAGCATATGTAAATTTGCATGTATGCTTATTATCAACTTTAAAGCCTACTTCAAAGTCTTCAGCTTTATTATCCTTTGATTTATGTAGTAATTGTTCAAAATTCGTAAATTTCGCTAAAGGGCCGTTTAGTAATAAAGCTCCTGGATCATAACTTTCTTCAATAGTTTGTTTTAATAATAAAATAGGTTGAATAAAACTAGACTTCCCAGAACTATTGGTACCTACTAAAATTGTTAAGGGTTTCAATTCAATTTCCTGTTCATGATAAATTGATTTATAGCCTTTTATACTTATGTTTGTTAATGTATTACGCAACTTGGGTTTTTTTAGTGGCATGCAAAAGTCCTCCTATAAACATCCATGAATATTTTTATTCTCTTTTATATCGACTCATAAGTGAGGAATTTTATACTCTGCGGAATTTGTCGAACGAAAAAGCGGCCTCTATAATAGAAGCCGCTCTCAATTTACCACTAATACCATCATAACCGCTCTCAGACAAAATGCTTTGCCAAAATCGTGCCAAAAATATGCCATTTATAAAGTGTCTATATCTCACCCTCAAATTCATAGACTGATCTCAACAATATTTCTAAAAAATTAATTATTTTTTCAGTATCTTCCCTTGAAGATTTTTGTGTTTCATGAGCTGCTTCATTCCCGTTTTCCCTAACCGCATCAAGCCATTTTTTTGTACTTTTAGGAACAACAGCATTATCCACTAAAAACTCAACATAATACACAAAATTTTTGCCTTTTTTAGCTTCTTTTTCAATCGCTACATTCATAATCATTTTTCTAGCTAGAATACTTGCACCTGTATAAGCATGGACTGAATAAGAATCACAAACCTCCTTATATAATTCTTGTACATCACTTGGAAGGTGTTTGATATTGCGCATACTATTTGCCGGAGGATACTGCTGGTTGAATTCATCCAAATATGTAGCTTTATTACAATTTGGACATATAAGTATTCTAGGTACAACATGATACTCACTTATATTATATTCACTAGTTATATATCCAAAATTTGGTGCAGTTAAAGAATTACAGTAACCACAGCTAAATCTTTCTCCCTCCATAGCCACAGTGTTTATCCATCTTTCATTTTCATAATGACGCATATTATCCCTTCCTTATCCAAATTATTCATATATTCTATTATCCACATAATCCATCAATTAGCCATATCTATTATTGTGTCTAACTCAGGGAATCGCTGAATCCTTCGTCCCTCTTGCTTTTCAGCCATTTCCTTAAAATGAGTTGGACATTTTATCATTATGGTTAGTTGATAAAAAAGACTGCAAAAAAGACTCACTGTAAGTAAGACAAGTGAGTCTAAGATTTATTATTGTATTTTCATAATTATTCTAATACCTATATGGTATTCTCGAAACATTAATTTGATCAGGAGAAAGGTCAATTCTTTTTAATTTGATGAATTTTCGGAGCCCATCCAAATTAATATCCATATTGTTTTTTGGTCCAATAGTGACACCAGCTACTATTTTTTGATCAATATCAAATTTTTTTATTATATATGGAATAAACGTTCCACTCGATGGTCTACAGTGATATCCTTCATAATTATCATTATAAAAAAATGCAATTCTAAACTCTTCTTCTTGAGCAAAGCATGCATCTTTAAAAAAGATAGAGAACCATCTTAATGTCTTTATTGCATCTAGAAAATCCTCTGAATCTTCTATATGGATATCTCCCAGATTATCTTGCCTAGTCAACAAATCAAATATTTCTGTCAACAACTCAGTCAATATTCTTTCCTGCTCCACTCGATCATAAAAAATACGAGAACACAAGAGAACTTGTTCTGGTTCATCATTCGATTGTTCCTCGTTTGATTCCTGTTTCTTATCTAATTGTTTTATTAATCTAGATGTATTGAATGCAATATTGTAACCATCATTTTTTGAGTAATTTGACCACAATAGATTAGAATCTGGATTAATACTGAAAGAAAGAGAGAAATAATTTACTTCATTTATATCCTCTAATTTCTTTTTAATAGTATCAAAAACATCAAGGTGTTTATTTTTTTCTTCCTCGTTTAAGCCTTTTTCTTTACATAACGTTTCAAAAATTTTTTTACTTAAGTTTAAAGTGTATTTTATTTCTGTTTTATCATTTAGAAAATGAGTATGAGATGCCCAAAGCTCTTTATTATCTATTATCCCCACAAACCCACCAATATCTGTATAATGAATTATTTCATCTGGTTTTTTTTGTTTGTCAATGACTGGATAAATATATTTTTTATAATACTTATTATATATCCCTGAATTAGTATCAATGTTAGTTGTCAAAAGTTTCGCTCCCATTGTGAATTTTAAGTATAAATATACCTTTTTTAAAAATTTTATCAAGATATAAATTCAGCAATACATTTATAAACCAAAGTCATCCATCGTTTTATCCATTGTGTCCTGTGTGATCCCAATGTATCTTAATGTAATATCTGGGCTTGAGTGGTTGAATATTTCTTGCAGCAAGGCCACATCCTTGAATTTCTTATAATGCCAGTAACCAAACGTTTTCCTTAGTGTATGTGTCCCTATGCTATCGAGGCCAACATACTCCGCTGCCTCTCTCAATATATTGTATGCACTGCTACGGCTGATTGATTTGTTGAGTCCTTCTCTGCTTTTAAAAAGGTATTCTTGATCATCTTTGTCCTTGATATATTGATCTATCGCTTTTCGAAGCGTTTTGTTTATTTTGATTCTTTTTTCTTTACCTGTTTTTTGTTCTCTTAGAGATACATATTGTTTCCTTACATCCTTCACTCTCAATTCTAGCAGATCGGATATACGCAAACCTAGATTGATTCCGGCCACAAAAAGCAACAAGTTCCTTTTGTTTCGCTCTCCAAGATATTTCTTTATATAATGGATCTGATCAAGGTCCCTTATCGGCTGAACAAAATTCATGATTTATCCCCCTGCTTGTACACTTCTTCTCTAAGTGCAAAGGCCAGTCGATAGTATGCTTTGTTTTTAACACGATAGTAATTCCGCTGGCTGAGGCCCATTTCAGCGTAAATCTCATAATCATACATTTCTTCATCCTGCATATAGAGCATAACTAAAATACGACGCTCTTTTTGCGTAAGACGATTGATTGCACGCTGAATCCGTTTCATGAATTGATCACGCTCGATTTCCCAATCAATTTTTTTAAGGGCTGCATCCTCGGTCGATGAATGAAACTGATTGGAAAAGCTAGGCGGCGTAATCGTGTAAGTTGTTGTGATCTTCGGAAGAAAGTCTTCTGGAGTTTGAAGCCTTAACATTTTATACTTTTCTAGCATTCTTTCCATCTTTGCTCTAGTTTTTTCCTCGTCGATCTGCGGAATGTCTAGACTTGTTTGATTCATGATAAATCCCCCTTTATTTTCTTCGCATGGCCCCGCCTTTGGCTCTTTTCAGTCTTTGCATGTTTTGCCCCATCAACTCTCTTAAATCCCTGTCAGTGAGCTTCTGCGGCTGTTTTTTCGGCTTCTCCTTCTTCATGTTCACCCTCCGTTCAGACAAATAAAAAACGGACACCAACCAGCACCCTTAAAAGGTGTTGATCAGTGTCCGCAGGCTCTCCGTCTTGGACTTATTTTTTTCTCAAAAGAAAATTTATCACTATCGTTATCATGAGAGAAATTACTGCAGATGTTGTTAAGAAAATTAATAAATTATTAGGAGTATCACCCTTAATAAAATTAAGTTGTTGATTTAGAATGTCTAAAACTACCAATGTAACAAGGAAAGCGACTGCTGAACCAATTACAAAGCTAAAAATTGAATGAATACTTTTTTCATTATCATCATTAGCTTCATTGTTTGAATCATTCAAGAGATTCGAGTTCGCAGTAGATTCTTTTAATTCTAATAATTCTTCAGATATTTTTGATTTTTGCGAACTGGGCAAAAAACTTGTTTCAAAAATCTCTCTAATAAGACGATTAATTACATTCTCTAGATTATTAATATCTTTAAACTTTATTTTGTATGATTTTGAATACGCCCTACACAGTGCTTTTATAAGGGAAACACTTGGGATTTCTCCTTCTGAAATATAATTTTTCAGCGTCTTGTTTAACTCTGAATTTGCAATCTCAACTCTGTTTTTATACTCTTTTCGATCTAACAATCTCATAATAAAGCCATTAATTACCGTATAGATTAAACCAATAATAAAAGTAGTAAACCAGCTCATCTAAAACAATCCTTTTTGATTTAATTATAACATTTTATTTCACCTCAAAAGCTGGCGTATAGATATGGCCTTTTACGCCTGTCCAATTGCTGTTTTTGTAGATCGTCATTTTGATACGGTGCGTGCCAGCTGTATGGTTGACGATGTAAAACTCTTTTGCTGGCGTGGCGGACTTAAACGATCCAACGAGATTAAACCGCTGATCTTTCCAAGTGCCACCTACTCGTTTTTGCAAAGTGAACCGATAATAGACCGTTTCAGAACCAGTTTTACGTGCTGTCACGTCGATTGATTTAGCTCTCGGTGTGTATGAGTTGGCTTCCGTTGATACGCTGACTGTATGCCCTCCAATTGTTTTATATCCGCTCGTTACTGCCGCAGCAGACGGCGCATAAAGCACCGCCGCAATAATAATAGTGAGTGTGATTAGTAGTTTTTTCATTTTAAAACCTCCCCGTGAAATATATTTCGCTTTTTGACTTCAAAAATAATAGGTAAATCGTCATCAAAATCGTCATCAAAATGTGTGCAACTCCCAAATTGAGCAATCAATGCTTCTTCCATCTCACTTTCTGTTGGATAGTGATCCCATTCGCCACAATCTATCGTTTCTAAAACTTCTAAAGTAAAAACTGATTTTAATTTCATCCTCATTCACCCTCCGTTTTCAATGTAAATCCTAATGATTTCGCTATTTGATAAACAGCACTAGCGTTTTCGGAATGGATTAATATATCCGTATCACGATTTTCAGGATCATCGTACTCATGTCCTATACATTCATTTTTGAGCGAAATATGATGATCATAACGATCCTGCAAAATCTGTTCTTGTTCCGTTAATTTTTGAATAGCTTCTTCGATGTAACCAACATTATCAAGTGTTTCATCTAAAACATTTTGAAGTTTTTTTCTGACTGTTGAAATGATCGGAATTTCGTTCATCTCGCTTCCTCCTTTAGTGATTCCATATCAATATTTAAGACTTGCAGCATCCAAATAAGAGTAGCCATGCCGGCAACAGCTTCTTTATCCGCTCCATTCGAACGAACTCCTCTTTCTCCAAAATCGTTCATCCGTTCTATAATTTGCCGCTGTTGTTTTTTATTAAGTTTCATATGTTTTCTCCTAACTGAAAGACGCTTCCGGCTCTTCATCTGGTGTCACTTCATCCTCTTCCCACTCAATATCAAGGTCGAGCTTCACAGCGTTTTGACTTAATCTCATTAGTAAGATTTCAAAGTCATTTAGATGTCTTAGCGACTTCAATTCGTTACTTGTTCGATAGTCAATATCCCATTCCTTATCTTTTTTATAGATAGAAATTGGTATCTCAAAATTCAAATCTTCGTCATGCTCACATTCAAAGAATATTGTGGCGTATTCAAAACTGCTCCACGATCTGTCCTCATTACGCTCAACTTGAACACTAACTTCAACCGCCTCATACTCTGGTCCATCATCAAATTCAACTTCAAGGCCGTCAGTTTCTACTTTCTTCGCTACATACTCTTTCCATTTCTCAAAAAGATCGGATAACTTCATTATTTTTTCTTTTTCTTCAATCATTAAATTCTTGAAATTTTCAAGCAGTGTACGGTTATCAAATGACGCTTCTTTTATCGTTTCGACTAGCACATGATCCAGCTTGGTGATGTATTCTGAGTAATCGTAAGTTTCAAGGTAAGGAACAATTACACTTTTCAATTTGTTTTCAATGACTTTTCTTGCTTCTCCACCGTATGAAGCAAACAGGTCTTCAAGCGCTTTTGAAACGCCTTGTTTCAATTGTTCTGCGATCAAATTTTCAACGATTCCGTTTTCTAATTGTTGTGCAATAACATCTTTAATATTTTTTTCAAGGTTCATTATTTTTTCCTCCTAAGCCGCTAGGCTGTTAGTTTGCTTTGTTATAATATTTGTTCATATGCTCAGGTACGCACATCTCAGGGAGGTTAGCCCTCACCAGCTGCTCTGCGAATTGCGGTGGAACACTATTCCCCACCCTGCGTATTTGATCTGATTTATTACCGATGTTAAATGTATATCCTGGCGGGAACCCCTGCCCTGCAAATAGTTCGTTCGGTTGCAACATACGCAATCCGATGTCTGCGATCCTCTGGCCATTTGTGCAAACTGTTGTTAATGCGAAACGGTCTTTGGTTGTAATTGTATGCAATGGCTCGTCTAATCGCTGTCCTACTCCTTGACCGTAATACTTAGTCAAAAATGCAACGGTCACTAATCCGAATCTATTGCCGCCAGCTGTGATTGTGTGTAATGGACGATCAAGCGAAAGGCCTCTTACCTCTTTATCTGATTGCTCAGTATAATAACTTATCAAGAATGCCGCTTTACTCTTATCCGGCACCATTACAGGACTTGGATTGTTTACGATGAATTTATTAATGCCTCTTTTGATTCGTTTCATCGTATTTTCAACTAGTGGCCGTTTCCTGCTGAATATACTAGGGACCCCTATGGACCAATCTATAATCTCGTAAGAGGATCGCCACGGCTTGAGCTTTCCCGTTTGAACAAGAAGACTTTTAGGATCACCATGTGTTGGCTTCGGCCATACGATTTCTTTTCCGTCACATCTTGCAACCATGAAGAATCTTTTTCGTATAGTTGGCGCTCCATAGTCACAAGCCGTTAACTCTCTGAACTGGACTTCATAACCGAGTGATTCAAGCGCTTTGACGAATGATTGAAATGTCTGTCCCTTTTGTTCTTTGATCGGTTTACCTTCTTTAGAGATAGGACCCCAATCTTTAAATTCCTCAACGTTCTCAACCATAATGACTCTCGGCTTTACTGCTATAGCCCATCTAACAGCAATCCACGCAAGCCCTCTGATGCTCTGCTTTACAGGCTTGCCGCCTTTTGCCTTAGAATGGTGTGTACAGTCAGGGGAAAACCAAGCTAAACCAACTTTTCGCCCTCTAACTGCTTGTTTAGGATCAACATCCCACACGGATTCACAATAATGTTCCGTTTCAGGATGGTTCACCTCATGCATTGCAATGGCAGCAGGATCATGATTGATAGCTATATCAACTGATAAGCCTGTGGCAAGCTCGATGCCTGTACTCGCTCCCCCGCCTCCTGCAAAGTTGTCCACTATGATTTCTCTAAAAAGCTCAATCTGTTTCATTGCATCAACCCAGCGATCGTTATAATCCCCATAAAAGTCAGCAGCGTGAAGATAACAGGCCCGTTTGACTCACGCTTTGTCATCACTACATTTCCTTCGATGATCAAATCAGGACAGTAATCAGCAAGCACTGGTACAAAAAATTTCGGTACGCCTATGTGAGCAGCTGCATCATCTATTGTCATCGCTTGATTTTTGCAGGCCTTGACTGCCTGTGAAAGCTCGACATGTTTAGGTAAATTCATGGTATTTCCTCCCCCGCAGGGGATGAACCCCGCTATCGTTTAGTTTTGTAACTGAAATCAAATCTAACTCGGTCAAAATTTCCTTTAATCGTTTCAATGATTGTGTGACCGTGTTCGGGAGCCTCTATGTAATGCGCTGTGTTGTTGATCCCGTCCAGCACGATCACTTGCACCTTTCCTTGTTCAACTAATGTTGTGAAAGGCTCGTTTTTTGTTAATGAGATAGTCTGCGGTCTATTCACAATCTTCACTCCAATGTGATATAATTAAGGTTCCTAAGCTTAATTACTCACATTGAACTGATGTGAATTCTTACCGCTGAGACTCGACGGATTGATCTGTGCGCTGCCAACGCCAGTCTTTACGTTTGAGTCTCTTTTTATATGGCTTGGGTGGATGTTGCTGCCTATAAACTGCTAGTTCTTCCTCTGACATAACCCACGCTTTCACTGGACCTGCTTTGTATGGATTCAATACGGTTTCCAATTTGATCACCTCCTTATTCGTCCCTTTGAGGAACGTTGAGATTAAAGATTCTTTCGAGTTCTTCGTCAGTCAGTTTCTCGCAATGCTCCCGCCCATAAGCCCCATTTTTAAGACTCAACCACTCAATCAAAAATTCTCTTTCTGATGTTGACATCACTTGATGCCTCCCCTCTTTTTGAGGTGGCGCACGGCTGCTGTCTTGATCCGTTTTGGACAATCTTCATACCGCGCAATCACTTCCAACTGCCGTGCTGTCGCTTTCTCAAAGGGCAACAAGATGCTCTTTTTCTTCATGCTGCTTGTCTTCCTTTCCAAAAACTCCACCTTTACGTGGTTCGATCTTTCCCGACTCTGCTTGATCAAGTATCAACAACAGGATGTCATCGACATTGCGGGCCAAACGATTTGCGATGTGTCTAATCGGCTCATGGTCCTGCCACATTTGTCTAAATAAAATGATGTCTTTTTCATCCCATATGAAATCGCTGTACGGGCAAGCGTAGTAAACCGGTTGTTGTTCAAACAACTTGCGCAAATCTCTTTTTTTGTAGCTCATTGTGCATTTTTTGATATACATAGCCTCGTTTGCGCCGACACCGTTCGGACGCTCCTTGATCTTTCCTCGTTTGCTAAAATCAATCATCAGCAACAATACTTCTTCTGATGGTCGGTTAAATAACTCCGCCATTTCAACGACCGATCTTCCTTCGTACCAGTAATCCAAAAACCGTTTAAGACCTACGATCGTCCATTCAAAATTCACATGTTCTAAGATGATTCTAGTAGCGCTCACTTTGCAATTTCCTTTCTGCGACCGACCTCTTTATGTACAACGTGTACAGATGACGTCAGATTCTTTTCTACGAGCCAATAAAGAGGGTTTAACCCATTTACTACTAAAATCTTTCTTTCGACTCTCGTGGGCTTTCTACCGCCTTTTTTCATGTTCGTTCCTCCTTGTGTTTTTTATAGGCTATTAAACTAGCAATTTTGGACGCTATTGAATTGCTGAACGTCAAAGTTTTCTCCTAAAATGGCAATTCTTCGTCACGCTTATCAAAAGTGTCTTTAAACAAAATGTATTTAGACTTTCTTGTCATGCGTGATACAAGTTTTGTGTCGTACATTTGTTTTAGTTTGTCCCCTGTTAAATTGGATGTGTAAATCGTTGTTTTATCCTGTCTAGCTGATGTGACTGCATAAAGTATCTTGTGAATAAAGTTGGTGGCTTCGCTCTTTGAATGTTCAGATCCCGTTTCAGCACCTACATCATCAATCACTAGATAATCCACATCACCTATAAGCCCTGTTACATAACCTTGTGTGAATTTGCTTTCTTTGTTGTTGAAAGAGTCTTGAATTGCAAAAGCAGCATCAGCAAGGTTTACAAACAAGCATGATTTGCCCATATCCTCAGGGTTGTCTGGATCAGGCGGCATATTCAAAGCTTTGAGTGCGGCATAAGCTAGATGACTCTTACCCACTCCCGGATGACCCTGCAGAAAGATATTAAACACTTTTCCTTGTTTCAAATAACTGACAAGCTCCATCATGAGGCGTTTGTTTGCCGTTTCCTCTGGCTCAGTCACTTTGTAATTATCAAACGTCGCTTTCGCAATGGTCCTGTCTCGGAAGATGCTGCGTTTCTCCAGCATGTTGAAATTCTTTGTACGCTGGCTAAACTCGATCTGCCTCTCCAAGTCTTTTTGGATCTTCTTTTCATTCGCATCTAGTTCACATCGTGGACAAACCACCTTACCATTGACGATCATCATGCGAACAGGCTTTATGACATCCTCGTTCCCTCTTGTGTATGTGTGTTTCTCACAAAAATCAGAATGGAAGGTCATTCTTGCGTTTAAGGCCTCTGCCGCCACTGATTTGATGCTCTGCACGCTTTATCACCTCATCGCTGTTATTTAAGTAACCCTCAAATTTTGTTCCGAAAAGTGTTTCGGGACGAAGGAATTTACTCATGTCAGGGTTATCACGCCATTCAAAGCATTTTGCTAAGATGACCTTTTTAAAATCATCGAATCTGAATCCCTCGTTCCATCTTGCTTTTATTAGTTGCTGCGTCTTTGGTGTGGTATGACGATAATTTTTCTCTGACATTTGATTGAGAAGGTCCGTTATGAGTTTGAATGGGATTTCAGGTTCATTCGCTGTCGGGTTTCCCGACAATATATCTTTATTCTTCTTTCTTACTTCTTCTTTCTTACTTCTTCTTTCTTGTTCGTTACTTTGCGTTACTGTAACGTCACATGTAACGTTACTGTTAGTGTCTAGAACAAGGGCCTTCTGTTTTTCTCTATGTTTGGCCACTCGTTTCCTAGTGTCTTCCCTGATCTTTTCGAGGGCATTTAAATTCTGATGCTTCTCCCAATTACATATACTGATATAATTCTGTTCATTTATTTCTATCATGCCGAATTTCCTGAATGTGTCTAAAGCCATACGAACAATTCCTAGTGGCCTTCCAAAGATGTGCGCTAACATTTCATCAGTATAAGGCACGTTTTCACTTAGATAAATGAAGCCAGAAGCGTTAGTTTTTCCTGCTTGAGCAAGTAATTTAACCCATATAATCAACAGAGTGTCAGATTCAGGCATTTGTTCAATGAGTTTGATTTTTTCATCATCGAACATCTGGGTGCTTAGTTTCACCCATTTGACTTCCCCCATCTTTAAAATCCTCCTAATGTTTTTCGTAAATAGTTTTTTCTCATTAAAGCTTGTCCTTTAAAAAAAGGTGAAACAAAATGTTTCAGGCCTCTTTAGTTTTTTTGTTCTTTTCTTTTTTTACTGGTGTGTAATAAGGCGCCACAGCCTCAGTAAAAAGTTTTTCTCTGTCTTCTGTTCCAAAGAAAACTTCACCGAGAAACAGGTTGCTTTTCCTCTTTTGCTTTTTCTTAGCCATAAAGATCACCTCGACACATAATATGCAATGTGGACAATAGGACTGCCCTTCGAATTTTGATCACTATAGGAAGCACTTTACTTAAAAAAAATAAGCCGGTGGCAAATTTAGTTTTTCACTTAATTTAACTAAAGAAGAGTGGGACGGGTTAGCTTTCCCTTTTTCCATCTTACAAACATAAGAGCTAGAAAACCCTGTAACCAAACCAAATTGGCGTTGAGTTTCATTTCTTTCTGCCCTTATTTTTTTAATTTTTTCTGCAAAAGAAGCAGTTTCGCGGTTCATTGTTTTCACCCCCTAAACGCTTCCTTAAGGAAGCACAAGTAAAATATACCAGCCTTTTACTTTTTGTGCAACCCTTATTTTTAAATGTTTCTTATGAGAATCTACATGTTATAATTATTTGTAGCGGTGTGTATTAGTAGTACACCAACACACAGTGGCATTAAATCGAGGTGACCTTATTTATGGACAAAAAAAATGAATTAATTGGTACCAACTTAAAAAGGTTAAGAGAAGAGCATAAACCAAAACTTTCTATAAGGCGACTGGCTCAAGAAGTTGGTTTAAGTAACGGTTACTTATCAAAACTTGAAACAGGAAAAATTAAAAGCCCTTCTTTGGAAGCTCTAACAAAGCTTGCTGATTATTTTAATGTTGACCCCACCTATTTTGTTACTGATCCAAGGGACCTTGAAAAAATGGGTAAAGAAGCTGAGAAAGTTGTTTTCGCGAAAGAACTGACTCTTGAAAATATCAAAAATGCAAATATTATAGATGCAGATGGCCAACAAATAACAGATGATGAGCGTAATTTCATGCTAGATGCCCTTAAAAATTACAGAGCTTCTAAGGCTAAATTTTTGAAAGGCGATTCACCTGAAGAGGATTGATTTTGATCTTCTTTTTTTGTTGCTTCTATGATCTCCATTAATTCTTCATATTTTATAGCCATTTCTCTACCCTCCAAGGAATACTTGTTCTATATATGTTTTAGTCGGATATATTTAAAATAATTTCCTATTTTCTCATTTTTTGAAAACAGGAAACTTCCCCAAAAAACACGAAAGACGATACCAGATTATAGGTAGCGTCTTTTTCATATCTTATATTTACATTCCTGGTCTTACATCTTTTGTTTCATATATTGTTTCTGGGTTGTTAGTGATAAGTGAGTGAATTTCCGAAACAACTATTGTTGCTCCTAGTGTAATTGTTAAAACAATTACATTGAAACGTTTAGTCAT